ATAACACCAGTTGACAATCGTCGTTATACGATGAAGGATATTGGTAAGTTAGAAAAACGTATTGAACGTCTTGAATATTATACAACTCTTAGCATCCTAGAACAGCAAGCTCTTAACATGCAGGTTAAGGATGATATTGGTTTAGACAGATTTAAGTGTGGATTCTTTGTTGACAATTTTGAAGCACATAGAATTGGTAGTCTTAAGTCTCTTGATTATCGTTGTGGTATTGATTCTCAACAATCTGTATTACGTCCACAATCAAAAGAAGATTCTGTTAATCTTGTAGAAGTTAATAATAGAGAAGATCAAAGAGCAGTTTCTGGTTATAAGAAAATTGGTAATATGGTAACGTTACCATATACAAATCTTTCTTTATTAGGAAATAGTTTTGCTTCTGGAAAATTAAATCCAAATCCATTTGTTGTTCTTCAATATGTTGGTGATAGTGATATTTCTCCTTCTATTGATCAATGGTATGATCAAAATGAAGAACCTGTAGTTGTTGACACAAATACAGATATTTTCAATATTTTCTTAGCTAAAGATAATGTAAAAGAAAGTTTCTCAAGTCTTTATAACTCTTTTGTAGTTAACTGGGTTGGAACATCTTCTTCCTTTACATCAATTAATTCTTTAGGTGGAGTTAATTCTCAAATTGCATCTACTTCTGTAACATCAGCATCTGTTGGTAGTTCTTCTAATATCAGTCCTCAAAATAATGAGGTTGGTAAAGGTGTACAGACTAAAACTGTTGGAGATAATATTGTTTCAACATCATTAGCTTTCTATGCCAGAAGTCTTCCTATCAAATTCAAAATTGGTAGAATGAAACCCAATACTAAGATCTATGTTTTCTTAGAAGGTAGAGATGTTTCTAGATGGGTTAATCCTGATTTAAGATATACTGGTATTGCTGGTAATTCACTATCTGCATTTAATGGCGAAATTAATACAGATGAATATGGTAATGCATCTGGTTTAATTATTGTTCCTGCTGGTAAACCACCAACAGAAAATACTACATGGACTGGAGATATTGATACTGTATCATATGATACAGATGGACAAGAATTAAATTTCACTACTGGTGAGTTAACATTTAGATTTACTTCTAGTGCAACTAATGAATCAAAATTAGGTGTAGATTCTTATACAGAAGTTAAGTATTATGCTACTGGTATTCTTCCAGAAAATCCTTCAAGTATTGTATCTACAAAACCATCGATATTCAAATCTAATGAGGGTGTACAGTTTATTTCAAGTAATACTGATAATCCTATTAGACCAAATCCACTAGCTCAAACATTTAAAATTGAAAATCTAGATGGTGGATGTTTTGTAACTGGTGTTGATCTATACTTTAATAAAAAGAGTACAAATGTACCAGTCAAGACATACATTACTAATGTAGATGCAGAAAAACCTGCTAAGAACATTGTTCCTGGTTCTGAAAAAACTCTATCTCCAAATACTTTCCTCAAGTGTGCTGCTAGTGGAAACATGGCAGTATACAAAGGAGAAAATGTAACTGGTGCATCTTCTGCTGCATCAGGTCCTATCCTATCAGTGTTTGATAAGAATAATGTAGAACTAGTAGCTACTGCTTCTGGTAAGTATAGTCTTACTAATGAGCAAGTTTATACTGTAGTTTTGAGTAATCATAATGGTAAATCATTCTTACCAAACGAAGATCTAATTATTCCATCTGTAACTCTTGCTAATGCAACTGATGGTACAGATTTTATTCTTTCTATTGTAAAAGATAGTGGTAAATTATCTGATATTAGAATCACTAATCCTGGTCAAAACTATGATAGTGCAATTCTAACTATTGAAAGTCCACAACTTCCTGGTGGTTCTACTGCTACTGCAAGAATTGAAGTTTCTGGTGGTAAGATTTATAATACTGAAATTTCATTATCTGGTTTTGGATATACTGAAGCACCTTCAGTTGTTGTTAAGGGTGTTGGTAATGGTGCTAGTGGATGTGAAATTCAAACATTTATTGATATTGATACTCCTGCAGTCAGAATGGGTGTAGCAATTGATCAAGTTGGTGTTACAGAATCTACTACTCCTACACACTTCGCATTTGATTACCCTGTATATCTACAGAATGATACAGAGTATGCACTTGTAATTGAAACTGATTCTATTGATTATGATCTATGGTCTTCTAAATTAGGGGAAACCGACATTGCTACAAGTACGGTTATTACAACCCAACCATCTTTAGGTTCGGTATACCGTTCCCAGAATACCGAAAGTTGGACTGAAGATAATTTTGAAGATCTTAAGTTTAAATTATATCGTGCAGAATTTGATATTACTAAACCAGCTGAATTAGTTCTTAAGAATGACAGTGTTGGTTATGAACTTTTAGATGCAAATCCATTAGAAACTAATGCAAGTTCTTCTTCTGCTTCACAATCAAAATTATTTAAAAATAATAATGCAATATTGAAAGTTAATCATAGAGATCATGGATTTGAAGATAGTGGAAAATCTTATGTATTTTATAGAACTGCTACAGCAACAGGTGGTATTACTGCATCTACTATTAACAGTAATCTATTCCAAGTAAGTAATTCTGGTGTTGATAGTTATAATATTAATTCTCCATCTGCTGCAGCTGGAAACTCTGTTGGTGGTGGAAGTATGGTATATGCAAGTCACAATAGAAAATTTGAGACTTTATACCCTCAAATACATTATCTAACATTTACTGGAACAATATTAGATACCAGTGTTAAAACTACAAACGTAGTTCCTGTTGATTCTTCAACATTAAATTACACTTCGTATTCACAAACTGAATATGAAAAAACATTCTTGAATGAACCACATTATTTTACAAATCAGAAGATGATTGCTTCTGATATTAATGAAACCCTTAATTCTCTTTCTGGTTCATTAATGTATAAGATGTCTATCTCATCTACTGCGTCTCATTTGAGTCCAATTATTGATCTTTCAAGTGCAACTGTTAAAACAGTTACTAACAGAATAGAAAAAGCACATGGTAATGAAGATAGGTTTGGTAGAAGAGATCAAGTTATTGAATTCTATCCTGTGTATCAATTCAATCTTGCTGGTAATGGTGGAACTGAAATACAAACTGAACAAACTATAGTAGGAAAAACATCTAAGACTACAGGAACAATTGCTAGAGTTAATGGTAGTGTTGTTTATGTAAGAGTTAAGACTACTCAATTCTTCCAAAAAGGAGAAACAGTTGATTTAGGAAATCAAACACAGTTAGATGCTGTTACAGTTGATTCTAATCCAATACAGGTCTTTGCACAAATTGATGATGCTTCTACTATAGTAGCACGAAATCCATCTATTATACTTGAAACTTATGATAATATCATAACTGGTAAGACAACTATATGGAATAGTCAGACTCAAGAATTAACTTTAAGAGCTGATACTAAACCTATTAATGATAACTATACAGATGCCATTAATACAAATGTACTATACAATAGAAATGCAGTTACTGGTGATCAAATTGTTGACATCTTCCGTGTAGGTGACTTTATTAAATATCCAAATCAACCAGATGAAGAAGCTAGTTACTTAGAAGTTGGTAAATTATCCTATACAAATGGTATTGATTTTGTAAGAGAAGATAGATCTAAAAATGGTTCTTCTGTTGCTAAGTATGTAACTAAAGAAATTGTAATTAACAATCCTGCAACATCTATAGATGTTCATCTTACAGCAACTGTTAAAGATGTAGCAGATATACAGGTTCTTTATAAGTTAAAGAAAGCATCTAGTCAAGAAAACTTTGAAGATTTAGATTGGATATTCTTCAATGAAACTGGATTGCCAGATGTTCTGGAATTAGCGACTAGTGAAAATAGTATTTCTAGTGTTGTAGAGAAACAATCTGCATATCAAGATCTTAAATATAGTGTTTCTGATCTAGAAGAATTCAGTTCATTTGCTGTTAAAGTTGTAATGACTAGTGTAGATCCCGCATTCGTTCCTAAAGTTCAGGATATCAGATCTGTAGCATCTTTCTAGGTCCGCACATGGGTTATTTGAAAGTACAAGGACATGACGGTCTTGTAAGAGATCAAAAGACAGGTGCTATCATCAATTTGGATGATTCTGCTATACAGGCAAGACGTAAGTCTAAGCACCTAGGTTCCGCATTGGACGACATAAATATGTTGAAGACTGAAGTCTCTGAAATCAAGTCCTTGCTTAGAGAGTTAATAAAAAATGCCAGCAGTAGCAGTACAAAGAACTGACACCTTTGAATCACAAAGGGTCAAAATTAATCAGATTGGTCAACAAATTTTCAGTATTACTGAAGGTGGATCTGATTTATCAACAGGAAATTTAAAATTAGGTGATGGAACTATTCAATCTCCATCTCTTGCTTTTGATAATGATAATCTTTTAGGTCTTTATAGACCATCATCTGGTATACTTGGTTTTGTTAGCTCGGGAAAAAGAGTACAAAATCTTTCAAATCTTAAAGTAGAAGTTCTTCAAGATTTTCAATTAACTCAAAATAGACTTCAAACTGCTGGTATATCAATATTAAATGCAGGTTCTGGATACGAGGTAGGTGATTATACTAGTATTCCTCTTACAGGAGGTTCAGGTAGAAGTGCTGAAGCTGCCATATCTGTTCTTCCATATAATTTTACAGTAAGTAATCTTGGTTCTGGATATAATCCAGGATCATTTGCTGCTATTAGGTTACAAGGTGGTAATGGTAGTGCAGCAGATATAGATTTTGTAGTTAATGGTTTATCTACTGGTACTCTTGTCGCAGGTGGTGGTTACGTAGTTTCTTCTACTTTTCCTAATGTATCGTTGACTACTGTTAGTGGTAGTGGATCGGGTGCTATAGCAGATATTATTACAGATGCTGGTGGTGCTGTTATTGAGGTAGTATTTACTGATGAAGGTAATGGTTATGTAAATGGTGATGTTTTAAGTGCTAATGCTAACTTTGATGGAGTTGGTTCTGGTAGTGGATTCTCATGGACTTTAACTTCAGATCCAGGTATTATAACAAATATAGCATTATCTCAGTATGGTAATGGATTTCAAACTGGAGATGTTTTAACACTTCCACAAACACAAACAGGTATAACTACAAATCTTAGAGGTCAAGTACAAGGTTTAGCAGTTACATTAGCTCTTGCAAATCAAGTTACACTTACTAGCACTGCAGGTATAGTTGCAGGAATGGTAATTTCACAACAGGCTGGTGATACTGGACAACTTGCTGCTGAAACAACTGTTGCATCTGTTGATAATGCAACTCAAATTACATTATCGGCAACTCCAACAGTTGCTGGTGCTGCAACCTTAGATTTTGTATCTATTGGTCAGTTAACTGAATTTGAGGTTGCTGATTCTAGTATTATATTTGTTGGTGATATTGTTACACAAACTGCTGGTACTGGTGTACTAGCAGCAGCATCAACTGTAACTGCTTCTGCTAATAATATAATTCAAATATCTGCAGCACCAACAACAGCAGGTACTGCAACATTATCTTTTACACCAGCATTTGGTGATCCAGCAGATGATTTTGAACTAACTATTGGTAACTTAGGTATTGTAGATAGTATTCAAATATCAGAAGGTGGTACTGGATATGAAGAAGGAAATACTTTATCAGTAGATCCAGAAGATGTAGTACAACCTATTCAATATAGTGTACTAAGAAAGACTTTATTTGAAGTAACATTTAGTGGAACAGTTCCTGTAAGTTGGGGAGCTGCAGGAGATACTATTTCAACAGTACCAACAGAAGGTGCAGTAACTAGTTTTGATATTATAAAAGTTTATAGTTCTGGTGGAAATATTGATAAAATAGTCTTTGATTCTGCACAAGGTTCTATTGCAGTAGCTGATGTTTTAGAAAATGCTGCAACTACACAAATTACTGTAGCAACTGTTACTTCTCCATTTGATAGATTCTTTATTAATACTGGTTCTTCTCTAGATATGACACCAGATTTGACATTATATGCTGGATCAACATATGAATTTGATGTTTCAGATCCTTCTATGTCAACTGAGACTCTTGCCTTTACTCAGTTTAGAGATGGTAAGTATTCTCCTAGTTTAATTGAAAATCTTTCTGCAACTCTTGATGTAGCTACAAATCAAGTAAGTGTAACTAATGCCACAGGAATTCTGGTAGGTATGATAGTTACTACTGGTATTGGTGGAACAGGAACATTAGTAACAGGAACAACTGTTACTAACGTAGTTGGTAATACTATTACTTTAAGTAGAAATCCATTATCATCTGGATCTGCTACTCTATCATTTGCTGGTGTTGAATATAACACTGGAGTTACTAGAACTACCACTACATTAACTATTAAGGTTAGTGCTGATACTCCTACTCTTTACTACTATTCACGTGAGAATGTAGACCTTGGTGGAGCTGATAACCAAGAAGCAACAATTACTATAGATCTAAACAATCCTGCAACTTTTGGTTCTGGATTAAGTATATCTGTAGTTTTAATTGATACCTTTGCTGGTATAACTGGTAATATTTTAACTGGAGCATTTAACGCAGTTGGAGTTACTGCAACTGATGGTCTTTTTGATAATTTGACAGTTAATGCTGTATTAACTGCTAATAATATTGCTAGTACAAATATTTCTGCTGACTCTATAACTTCAGTATCACCAAACCTTGCTCTTAATGCCACAAATATAAATCTCAATTTAACTGGTTCAGTTGATATTGGGCCTGGTCAATTAAGTATTGATGGAACTAATGGTAATCTGACAGCACAAGGTATTATAAAGACTGCAGATTCAATAAATGTTAATGATAAACTTACAATAACAAATGCTGTTATTGCAAGTGGTGCAACAACAGATATTGAACTAACACCAGCAGTTGGTCAAGATGTAAAAATAAATTCTACAAAATCTCTTATAGTTCCTGTTGGAACTGATCTTCAAAGACCTGCAAGTCCAGTAGCTGGTGCTATTAGATTTAACTCAGATACAAGTCAATATGAAGGTTATGCTTCAAATACTTCTTCTTGGTCATCTCTTGGAGGAGTTAGAGACTTAGATGGTAATACTTACATTCTTGCAGAGGAAACAGTTGGTGCAAATGATAATACATTATATTTCTATAATGATTCTCAAAACACTATAAGAATTACACCGTTCTATCAAGAATTTGTAAACGTAAAGAAAGTAAGATCTGTAAACGTATCTGCTCCAGCACATACTAATTGGAATGCTAATAGTCCAGTAGTTACAGATGATTATGTAAAATATGGCAATAACTTATTCCTTGTTGTTTCAGGAGGTCAGACTGGAACTGATGCTAACCCTCCTACAGATACTACTGGTAGTGACTTTACAAATGGAACAGCAACTTTAAGATATTCTACTACAGCAGTTGCTCCACTAACTTTTGAAGAGATTGAAGAATTTAGAATAGCACCATTAGGTGGAACTGATTTAGCAATCAATGGTGATTTAAGACTTAAAGATAATATTATTACAACTGATGTTAATGATTTAAGTTTATCTCCTCTTCCAGGAAAGAAAGTTGTATGTGATATTAAAACCACTTTGGTAGTTCCAGTTGGTACTACTGCAGAGAGAGGATCACCTGCTCAAGGTTCTGTTAGATTTAACACAAGTGATAGTTTATTTGAAGGATACGATGGAGTTAACTGGGGTTCTCTTGGTGGAGTTAAAGACGTAGATCAAAATACTTATATTATTCCTGAGACTTCACCTGGTGCTAATGAAAACATATTATATTTCTATAATGATGGAAATAACACATTAAGACTTACTGCGACACAATTAGAGTTTGACACTGTTGATACTATAGTATCTGTAACTTCAGATGAACTTGAAATAACTGCGTCATTAATGACATTTGATGCAGCTGCTACAACCCTTGATAATACTTTAGCAGATACTACATTCTTACATTCTGCAAAACAATACTTTGATCTTGGATTATCTTCTGGTTTATATGTTGAACCAGTATTGAGATTAGACAATCAAGGTGATGTTTACTTTAATACTACATTTGGTACTGGAGCATATAATGGTGTTAAAGTATTTGATGGCGAACTTAAAGAGTTTGAACTTGCTGATACTAAAATATTAACAGACAAGTTTAATCTTGTTAAGGGAACAAATAATGTTGGTACATCAGTTATATACAATAACACTAGTGCTGTTGGTGCTAAAACAATTGTTTGTGCAGAGAACCCAACTACAGGAGATAGTGAATTTATTGAATTTGGACTCTTGGATGATGGTACGGATGTTTGGCATACAGAATATGGTAATGTTAGAACAGGACAACAATTGATTGTTCCTACATTTGATCTATCTGGAACTAACGATGTTCGTATAACTATTACATTAGGAGATGCAGTTGGGGTAACCCAAACTGTTAAAGTTACAATTACCAACAACATTACTAAGAAGTAAAATGCCTAGAATACTACAAAAACTTGATTCCACTGGAGGTTTTTCTATTGACAAGACTATTGTCGTAGATGAATTAAGGAATGCAAAAGATCTTAACAGTTTAGAAGTTAAGAACAGACATTATTCAGATAGTAAAATATCTCAGTATATTTTAAGAGGTATTAATACAGCTGTATTGCAGTTAGATGATGTTGGTACTCAGATTACTCTTGACAGTAATACTATAAATTTCGTCACTGGAAACATCATTGCAGTTAATCCATTAGGTACTGTTTATGCAGGTAAAATAGAAAGTTCCGTGTTGTGCGATGGAAGTGGAGCAACTAGTGTACTTGCCTCAATGATTACTACAATCAAAGATGATATTCCAGCAGGTCAAACATGGGCAATAGTTCCATTGGGTTCTTCAAATCGTTTTAGTTATTCTACTACAAGAGCTGGAACAACAAATGTCATTAAATGGATTGTTTCTACTCAAGTTATCAGTATTGCGTGGGCTTAGTGCTAAATATAACTGAGGAATAATTAGGCGGAGCTAAGACGGCACCATGAGTTTTAATATTAATTCTGATAAGGAATTCGTTAGGGGCGGTAAACCAACGTTAATTGGTGACCAAGAACTTACAATTAGAGCAGGAACTGGATCTGCCGAGAAGGAGATCTTTAGAGCTCAATTGGATGATGCGACTGACTTACCTCGTGTTGGTATTAATAGAACTGGTGAACGAGTAAATGTTATAAAAATAACGTCTGGTGGTTCTGGTTATACAACTCCTCCTTCCGTCAATATTACTGCTCCTGATGTAGCAGGTGGTATACAAGCATTAGCATCCGCATTTATCTTCAACGGTCAAGTAGTAAACGTTGCCGTCAACAATCCAGGTTCTGGATATACTACTGCACCAACTGTATCTATTTCTGGTGGAAATGGTGGTGGTGCAACTGCAACTTCTGAGCTTGATACAGTTGATTATGAACTTGATATTAATGGTGCTATTAGAACATCAACTTCTATCATTTCAGATACTGCAAGAATTCTGAACCTTGATATTGATAACTTTATTACTCCTGATGCTAATTTTAGAGCACCAAATTTAAAAACATTTGCAAATAATACTGGTACTCCATGGGCTGCTAATGTTATTATTCAGAAAAATAGCTACAGATGGTTTGGTGCTAACATATATCAATCATTAAACACTGGACAAACTGGATCTTCTGCACCTGTACACGTTGACGGTATTGAATTAAACGGTGAAGTTCAGTTTAAACATATTGGTTTTCGTGCAAATGATGCCTCAGAATTTGGATACAATACTACTGGAGAAGCAGGTATATATCCACGTTCTATAACACCTCTATTAGGCGATAGAACAGACAAGATTGCAACTACAGAATACGTACTTAACCTAGCAACGAATGACGTTGGTGGTCGTGTTTATGTTTCTGCACAGATTGGTTCTGACCTTAACGATGGTAGATCTGCTGTAAACCCAGTTAGAAGTATTAAGAAGGCAGCACAATTAGCATGGGAAACGCCTGGTGTTAAAGAAACTATTATCGTATCTGGTGGTGAATACGTAGAAGATAACCCAATATCACTACCTCCTGATGCATCAATCGTTGGTGACAACTTACGTTTGGTAATCATAAGACCAGGTAATCCTGGCAAACACATGGTTAAGTTTGGTGATAAGAACTATGTGATTGGTGTTACTTATCGTGACCAAATTGACTCAGTTGGTGATGCTGTTGCTACTTGGGATTATGCGATGGTATTTGATGACAAGCAAAAGATTGTCATTGATTCTGAAGCTAATGGAGATGCTGGTGTTAAATTCCCAGTTGGTCATCAAGTCTTTGGACCAGATCAATTTAGAGTAGATTTCCAAGAAAACACTGGAGGAAATGCTCTTCAGACTGGACTAGAAGTTGTTGGTGTTAACACTGGTTCACGAGCAAAAATTATTGATGTTTCATTTACAACTACAGTTGGAGCTGATGCATATCTTACAGGTAAATTAGATGTCACCTTAACAAGTGGTTCTTTCCTAGAAGGTGAGCGTTTTAATTATCTTGTTAGTGGAACAGTAGGTAATCCTATTGCTCTTAATATCACTCAAACAGATGGAGCTAATAAGTTCAGAGTAGATTCAGATCCTGATACTCTTATTCCTCCAGGAACATACATTCATTTGAATGATACTGATAATAGTACAATAACTACACCTGGTTTTTATCAAGTAAAAACAATTGATGATGATAATGAAATCTCTGGTGGTTATTGGATAATTGAAGTTGTACCTATTCTTGGTGCTAAGACATGGGATAATGCAGTAGTAGAATCTATAAGCATAAGTGGTGCAAATATTGTTGAACAAAGTGTTGATACAACAACTCTTAAATCAATTAGAGCAGAAGGTGAAGTTGTAGAAGTAGAAGAAGATTATGATACAACATTCCCTATACAAAGAATAGATTTCTCTCTTCAAGGAGATCCATCTATTACAACTGGTGGATTCCAAGAATCTCAATTTGGTACTTCTGAAGATAGTGGTGGTATTATCTTCTACACCAGCGAATTGGTTGGTAGAAGTAATATTCATAATTTCAGAGAAGGTCAAGAAGTTTTTATTGAAAATCTTCCAACAACATCTCCTGATCTTTCTGCATTAAATGGTAAGCAAAGAATTTATAAAATTTTAGAAGATGCTGATGGTCGTTCTAGAAGATTTGTAATACCTAAAAAATTCCCTGCAATTACTGATGCTAATTTTGATCCAGGTCAATTTGCTACTGTTAAGTCATATTCTAAAGTAGTTACATTATCACTACTAAACTCTCCAAACAAGTTTCCATTATCAACACCAATAAGTAGAAGATTCCAAGACGCATGTGTTTTATTACGTAATAACAGAGAGTTTATTGCTGATGAAGTTCTAGGAAGAATTAATGAGGAATTTAAGAGTGATTACTTCCGTGTATGGGATGTATCAGCAAATGATTTTAAAATTTACTTAGGTACTAATGATCATGTTAATACCTATGTTAGTGGTGGTACAGTAAAATTTGGTGGTTCAACTTACAACGTCAGTGATTTCATATATGATTACTCTGTTACTGGTGTTGCAACTGTAACAACCTCAGCAACAATTACTGGTCTTACAGAAGACAGTATGGTTCAGTTAGCTGACATTCTTATATCATGTGCTTCTGGAACCAAAGTATATCCTTCATATAGTGCTCCTACTAGTGGTGCTAATACAGGTGATGATGGAGATAACCAATGTAAGCAAGACGTTATTCATTTCATTAATGCTCTTGTAAGAGACTTAGAATTTGGAACAAACCATAACGTTATTGAAGGTTCTAAAAAATATATTATTGATGATAAAATTAATTATATTGAAGATGAGATAGTTCAAAATATTCGTGCTATTGAATATACACGTCAGTTATGTATCCTTGCAATGAGGAATTGGAGAACTGGAAATGGAACTACAGGAGATCCAGTTTATGCTCCAAAGTATTCTTCAGTAGATAGATATTTTGATACCACGATTATCAATACAACTGCTGGAAACCCTGTTTGTTCTAATGTAAGAGACGCTATTAATACATTATCATACTTATGGGTTGATGTAATTTCAAACGAGGTTGCAACCGCTTATATTGATGGTGGTTACTTAATTGCTAGAAACGCAGATCTTATTGCTGACCAAGCATATCAAGATACTAAAGCAGCGTTCCCTAACCTAGGACACGATAATATTGAAGAAAGAAAATGTCCTAGAGATATAAAGTATACTCTTAAACAGTTACTTAGAGACTTAGTTATTGGTGGAAACCATGGTATTGTTTCTGCTGCAGAAAGTTATTATAGTGGAAATGCATTAACTGGAGTTCCAGTTTCAGAAGTACCTGCAGTTACATATGCATATCAAAGAGCAAAGACATATGCTATTGCTGCATCACGTAACTGGACTAATGGTTCATATGTAGAGACTACACCAACAGGAGCAATATACACAGCATCTACTGGTGCTATGGATATTATTATTCCAGATCCTCTTGTAATGCCTACTACTGGTGATAGAATTGCATTTAAAGAAGGTTCTTTAACATTTAGCTGTAACTATGCTAGTGGTGGACAAGATTCATATCCGAGAGAATCAGATCCATTCTTTGGACGTAGTGTTGAAATTACTAATGTTCAATCTTCTGGTGGATCTACAACAATTACTTGTAATGTTGGTGCTGCTGGAGTTGCTTCTGGTAATACTCATTCATTTGTAAGTGCTACAGCAAGTGGAACTATATTAGTATACGATCCAGTCGTAACTACATCTCCTATCCCTAAATTTGAAGATTGGGATATTCCACTTGATAGTTCATCTGCTGCACCTAGTTCCAGATTAACTCCATCAACTGCTTCTTACGATCCTGCCAATGGTAACTTTACCATGACAGTTCCTGGTCATAGTGTTACTACATCTAATAGTATAAGACTATCACCAAGGTCATTTGCATTTACTTGTGATATGGATGGTAATGCTACAGAGCACTACCTACCACAATCAGGTCAAACTGCATATGGTAATTCTTTAGCAGTTACTGCTACAACATCAGATACATTTACAGTTAATGTAGGTGCTTCAGATCCTGATCAACAATGGACACCAACTGATGCTACATATAACCCTGCAACTGGTGAGTTAGAACTTACAGTTGGTGCTGGACATAATATGAGTCCAGGGTTTGGTATCATTATTGATGATAATTCATTGTCATTCAAATGTGCAATGGATGGTAATGATTCTACCAAGACTTATCCACGTCCTAACCACGACAAATATTCTGGAAGATCAGTTAATATAACTGCTGTTGGTACTAATACTATCACAGTTAATGTTGGTCAGTCACCTCCTGATAAAACTTTCCAACCTACAGATGCGGTTTATGATCCTGTATCTGGCGATATGGTTGTTACCATTGGTCAACATGGATTAGGTGTTGGTAAGCATATCACTCTTGGAGCTGGTGGATTATCATTCACTTGCGATATGGATGATCATCAAAGTGTTCATTCTTATCCACGTTCAACTGATCCACAATTTGGTAAGTCAGTTGAAATTACTGGTGTTGGTCTTAGTCAACATACAGTTTCAAATGCTGTTTATGATGCATCTCTTGGTAAGATTACATTAACAGTTACCAACCATCCATTCATTAACGGTGACTTTGTTAAGTTATTAGATAATTCTTTAACATTTAATTGTGCTCTTGATCGTGCTATTGGCAATCACACTTATGTTGGTGGTACTGTTACAAACATTTACTATACTGGTGTAGATGCTGGTGGTACATTAAAAAATGCAGAAGCTGGTACAACTTACAATCCTTTAACTGGTGAGTTAGTTATAGCAGAATCTAGTGCAAATAATACTAGTAATGCTCCTGTAGCATGTCCTGCAGTAACCGATGTTGATTATAATACAACTACAGGTACATTAACATATACATTTACTAGTGCACATGGATTAAACAATGGACAATGGATTAAGATTCCAGATAATTCATTAACATTCAGTTGTGTATATGGTGGTGGAGTACACAAGTATGTTGGTGGAAGAGTAGAAAATGCAGTTACAATAGGTACTCGTCAGTTTGACGTTACTGATGCAACTTATAATCCTTCTAACGGTGATTTAGTATTAACAATAGGTGCTCATAGTTTTGTTGCTGGTAATGATACAGTAACAATTGGTGTTGATAAATTACCATTTACTTGTGATGCAGATAATCATTTAACTACTCATTATTATCCACGTTCATCAGATCCATCATATAACCAAGCTCTTGCTATAACTGGTCAAACTACTACTACAGTAACAGTTAATGTTGGTGCTGCTTCTGGTGGTCAAACTAAGACATATCCAAGATCAGCTGATCCAGTATCAGGAAGATGGTTAGAAGTTTATGATGTAACTTCTACTGAATTAACTGTTCGTGTTTTAGATGTAACTCCTTCTACTAATACAGACACACATACATTTGTAAGTGCAACTCCTCCTCTAAAACAAACTTATGCTATTAAGTTCCAAGCAGCTAATGTTCTAGACTTTACTTGTGATGCAGATGATAATGCTACAACACATAGTTATCCAAGAGATATTGTTGAACAGAATACAGTAACAGATGGCAATTACGAACCAGACACTGGTGTGATGACATTGACCATTGCTAATCATGGTTGGAAGAATGGAGATTATATAAAAATTGCAGATAATTCGCTATCATTCTCTTGTACCTTTGGTGATCAAAGCACTAAAACATATCCACGTGCTACTGACCCAGTAAGTGGTAAGTGGTTACGTATATGGAATGTAACTACAAATACATTTGATGTACAAGTTCTTGAATCAGTTCCTTCAACAAATCTTGATCAACATACATTCCAAGGTGCAACTGCAAATGGTGTTACATGGAAGAAAGATTATGCATACGATCAAGTCATTCCAGTTGATGCAGTTACAGCAAATTCAGTTACAATTAATGTAAGTGCAGCATCTCCAGGACACACATACCCACGTCCAAACTTTGATGTTGCTAGTAACAAGTGGTTAGAAATTAGCAATGTTAATGGAAATGATTTTGACATTAATGTTGGTGGATCTACATACACTGGATCTCATACATTCGTAAGTGCTGCATTAAATGGTCTACAGAGACAGACAGGAACACTTACATTTAATGTTGGTGCTGCTGGTGCTGTAACACCTCATGATGTTAGTGGTGCAACTTATGATCCTGTATCTGGTGATCTAGAACTTCAGATAGGTGCTCATACTTTATCTGTTGGTGAAGGTGTT